CATAAAAGTTTGAAGTTCAGCACTATCTTTAATTTGAAAAATTGAAGATAGAAGTCCTTTCTTATTTTCAAAGTCATTAAATGTACTTTCATCTATAAAATCGTCTGCTGTTAATTTTTTTAAGTCTTCAAAAGGATTTATATCATTTGAACTAACAGTACTTGCTGCTATATTCAGTCCTGAGCCTCTTGTTTGAAATAAAGCGCTTCGATCAACTGTTGTTTTTTGTTGTGTTAAAGAACGTTCTGCAGCTGCATCAGCGTCTTCCTTACTTAATCCTAAACTAATTCCTCCAACTCCTTTCTTTGCGCGGCTTTTATTTGCGTCAGCTCTTAACTTTATCTGTTCTTTTAGTTTTGCATTTGCTTCAGTAATACTATTACTTATTATTGAAAATTGTCTTATTTGAATCTGAGCAACACCTAATCCAGACTCTCTGGCTTTATTAAATTCTTTTGCGTATTCTACTTGTTTTTCTAAAATCTCTTCGAGTCCTTTTTGTGATTTTCTAAACGCTTTTACTTCTTTTGTGTTATATACTTTTTGATAAGCTGCGTATAAAGCGCCTAAAACGATTAAAGTAATTCCAATAGGTTTTAATAATCCTAAGAATGAGGCTCCTAATAATCTTATTTGAGCTTTGAACTTTTGAGCTCCGACTGTTCCATTAATTTGTCTTTTTTGGAAGAATCCTAATTTATCTCCAGCATTAGGTAATGCATTTTCTGCTATTTCTACTAATTCGTCTTTGTATTCCGCAGAAGCGACAGTAATAGCACTCATTGTAGCTCCAAAAGTAGCAGCACCTCCACCAAAAGCTGATATAGCATCTGATGTTCTAGTAGCGGCTCTTGCGGCTGCTCCTGCATTTGCTGCTGCAATATTTGCTGAAGCCTCTCCTTGTTTAAGTGCGATTAACTCTATTAATATTGCTTTTTGTTGTCTATATTCTACCATTAATTTTTGGTTAGAAGCACTTATAGCTTTGCCACTTCTTCTAGCGTTGCTTTCTATCGTTGTCATAGACGCACTTACAGATTTTAGACCTGTTTTTGCTTCTTGTAAAGAATCAGTTCCAGCTTCAACTCCTAGCCTAAATTGTTTTATTCCCTCGCCACCACTTTTATATGATAGTAATTGTTTTTTCAGAGAGCTTGCTGTTATTTCAGCGGTTTCTTGTGCTGCATCTGCTATATCTCTTGTTCTTGCCGCCATTGCTTGTGCTGCTCCGCCTGCATTACCAAGGGCAGGAATCATACTTCCTGCTATAGTGCTACCGAAAGTAACCATTGCTCCACCTAGTACTAATACATTATCTGCTAAGAGTCCCATGACCTTTTCTAACATTAAAGTTTCATTTACAAATGTAAATATTCCTTTTGTTAAATCTGCAAAGGAAGCCGCCAATCGATCATAGACTGAGTTATCAATCGAATCTGCTATATCTCCGAATTTAGCCTCACCTTGTACAAGAATTGCATTCATAAATGCTTGTCTTCTTTCTACTTGCGATAGTGCACCAGCACTTTTATTTAAAGATGTTGCATATGTTTCTACTGCATCATCCAAACGCACCATAATACCTAATTCATCCAAAATTTCAGGTTCTAACTTAATTGCACCTCTTGTTAGCCTATCGAACGCATCTCCCATATCTCTACCAAGAGCATTTGCAGCACCTTTTGCAATTTTTGCTAGTCCTTCTAATTCTTGACCACCAAATCCACCTGAAATACCAAGTGCCGCTCCTTGAAACGCTTGTTCCATAGAAATAGCACTTCCAGTTATATCTCGAATATTTGAGGCAAGAATACTTAAAGTTCTACCACTCTGATTACCGAGTAATTCTAGACCTTCTTGTAGTTGTTTAAATTTAGACGCTCGTGCAAGAGCATTGAAAGCGGCGGATGCCGCAAAGACGTTAGCTGCTAAAGTAGCATAGGCTCCAACTAGACCGCTAGAACCTCCGCCGATTGTTTGTGATAATTTAGAAAAGTTTTTTGTACCATTTGCTGTTTGAATTAATCCTTGTTTTTGACGCCCATAGTTTTTTTCCTGAGTTTTATCAAGACCTTGGGTAGACTTATCCGCCCTACTTACAGATTTAGCAAGTTCATCGGTTTGTCTTTGAGTAACTTTTAATCCTTTAGCGGTAGTTACTATTTCAAATATTACTTTGTTATCAGCCATGTTTTCTTCTTAATCTTTCACTCTCTGCTTTTAATTGCTTTTGAGATTTTTCGATTGCTCTACTATCTAACCATAGTACCGTGTCAAGTATAAATTCTTCTTGGTGTTTTTCTATTTTATAAGATTCTAATAATAGTTTATAATTAGTAAAATCTTTTCCTGTATACCCAATATCTGCGTATACCCTATCTCCTAAACTATAGAAGATATTTAAAGCGTCTATTACTAAATCAGGAAAATCTTCCCAATCATCTGGACACTTACCCCAGTCAGGCTCTTCGCCCATTTGTTCCATCATTTCCAAGTACTGGTCCTTGGACATTCCTACATCTCTGTTATCCAGGAACAGGGCTAGTCTTTCCCTTAGTTTTTCCCTCATCACTTGTACGAAAATTATCTAAATCAAAGACTACCTCATTGAGCCAGTTATCAAATTCAGTAGAGTTTTCTACTAAAACCTGAGCATTTTCTTCTGAAAATTCTAATTCTTTTTTAGAGTCTTGATCTTTTAAATCTACAAGTAATAAGTCTTGTAAGTATTCTAATTTTAAACCTTTCCAATTTTTTACAGTTGAACGAGTAAATTCTACTACAAACTTTTCATCATTTAATTCATCTTCGAATTGACGAGTTTTTCGATTAAATTTATTTATAGTACATTTTTTTCTAAGGTTTGTTAATTCTTTCCTTGATAGATTTGCAAGTTCTACTTCAAATCCAGTTAATCCTGGGAATTCCACCCAAGTAGTTTTACTATCTACTAGTAATGATTTTAATTCCATGTTGTTATATTCTCCTAATATGTTATAACGGTTGATAAATTTGCAGGATTGCCTATCAAACGATAGTCAAAAGTCTGCGTTAATGCTTCTCCTTGTTCCATTCTTTTTGTAAACATGCAATTTCCTAAATTTGCATCTAAGAATGTACTGCCATTTACTATGGTTTTAACACGAACTGTTGTATCAGTGTTAAAGGTTTGTGATGTACTTGAATTACTATTGGTAAGATATTGTGTTATGTTACCAGAAACAACTCTTCTTCCGAGAGTAAACCCAGAAGGATACATTGCATTTGAAGCATTTGTTACTGAAAGACTGCTTTGTAATGTTTCATATGGTGTCCATGATATTTCATTTTGAACACTTAATGTAGCAGATATAATGTTAGAAACATCTGATCCGCCAACTTCCACATCAATAAGCGATAAGGTGGGAGTTCTTGTCGAACTAGCACTCACCAGTGAACCTGGGAGTGAATAAGAAGCATTTCCTACTCTTTCTAACTTTTGGGCTTGTCCTGAGACAGCTAAAGTTAGTGCTGAACCTTTTGCTAAATTGAAATCTCCGTTTGTTATTACGCATTCATTCAATTTAAAAGTGCTTTCACTAGATACGATATAAAGATCAAAACTATTAATTCTTGTTTGTCCCTCTGTTGCATCGTAATCTGTTAATAGACTTTTTACTATTGTTTCATCTTTTTCTGTTGTTAGATGAATTGTAAAACTAAAATCCGCAGGGTTTGCTTTTGTTATACTTGTTCCCTGAAACATCTTTGTTTGATCGTGCAAAGTCTTTACTTCGTATGCATCTTCCGCAAATGTTTGTGAGAACGATACGTCAGGAGTCGTTTTTAATAAGTAACGACTCCCTCCGTATACGAGGTGTACTTTACTTTCTCGTAGAAAGTTGTACGTTGTCATTGTTAGACAGTATGATCTGTTGTGTACTGAGTATCTGAATGAGTTGTTAAACCCTTGTATTTCACAGTCATTTCATCGCCTGTTAATAGGTCAGTTCCATGAGCTGAGAATTCTACTGAAGTAGAAATCAGATCGCCAGTTTCGATTGTTGGTACTGTCATATGTGCTTTTGGAATATCAAATTCAACAACTGGTACAGCACTTGAAGCGCCTCCCATAAATAAACTCATATCAAATACGTTACTAACTAAGTCGGTTGCACCAGCTAAGTCTGTAAGTAATTGGTTTGAACCATTTGCTTTTGTATCCAAGTAACATGTTAAGTTACCAGTAATCTGTCTAGATCCTGTAAAAGATCCAATTGGTTTGTCAATAATACCTAGTGTTTCAGGTGTTACATATGTTACGTTATTAGCAATAGTAATAGAACCACCAGTAATGTTAATATCATATGTTCTTGCATCTAATCCATTAGAAGCTGCACCACCACCTTGAGCGGCTGCAACAAGTGTTAATGTTGACAGTTTGTTTCTTAAGTAATCAGCATCGTCTGGTCCAGTACAATCAGCATAGTTATAACCCTCTACATAAGTAGCAGTTGTAGCTGAAGTGTCTGATCCGGCTGGTTTTGCATGAAGAACTTTTGAAGGATCTTCAATCGCTGTTTCAACTTGGTCAATTGTTGTTGCGTTTCCAGACCATGTTAATTGAGCAATACCATCAATTGAGAAGTCAATCTCACATTGATTTACCTGTGCTTCATTCAAACGATAAGTTGTATTTTCTAGAGCAAAGAATATTGAGAGTTTCAATAATTCATGATGATCTGATCTTACAAAAGATACATCAGCATCTGTAGAATCTACAGTAACTGATGGAGCAGAAGTACCTGTTAAAGCACCGTCTGTTATATCTTTACCTGATATAGAAGCCCAAAGAATATTTTCTACCATATCCATGTCGCCACTTTGTCTCCAACTTGCTGTACCATGCTTGAAAGGTCGTACGTATGTACCGAAAGACCATTCTGCAGGTGGTAAAGAGTCATTGAATCGTTTTGACCCACGGTTAGGTGTAGCACCAGCTTCGTTAATAGTAACGTCTGTGCTTTCACTTCCTTGTGAGAAACTATATCCGTCTAATACACCAATTCTAAAAGTGTTAATTTTCTTAGCAGTAGCTGAACCATCATGGGTACCATTACCCTTAAATAGTCCTAAAGCCACTCTTGAGTTGTCAGTAGTAGTAGTACTTGTAACACCATTTACAGTTAATACAAGTCCATTGTCTCCGCTTCCACTAGAAGCTGTTGAAGTTGCAGTTTCGTTGTCTACAAATCCAGAGCCTCGGAAGTTATTGGGAATATAAACTTCAGTAACGGCACCACTGTTTACAGCAGCTACGATTACTTTGAAGCCTGTACCAGATCCACTGGTTGTTCCCATGGTAACTACATCGCCTACAGCATGATTAGTGTTTGTTCCGCCGATTGCATCAACAGTCTTAACTGACCCACCACTTGCGTGTACTCCATTTACAGAGCTGACAAATACTTTCGTATTTCTCGATAAATTTAAAGCCATTTTGCTTTCTCCGTTTTATAATGGAAAGGGTGCGGCTACATATTTATGTGCCTTACCTGTTTCCTAATATCGTACTCTGACCGTCATTTCTCCAATTCCTAAAGGAGAAATAACTCCTTCATCAGTACTTATACTTCCTATTGTTATAGAAGTTGTACTTAGACTTGGGTCGACCGTGTCGTCATACACTAAACTATCATTATCATCTACGATTCTTTCGATATCTTCTAGTAATAATGCTAGTGTTTCTTGAGTATCATTTTCATCACGAATGTATACTCTTATTGTTAAATCCAACAATCTCCATTTAAATGCTCCAGGTTGATATTCTCTGAATTCATCCCCCGCTACTACGCAGAGTTTTGGATATTGTTCTATTTCATCTAAAAATTTCATGCGCCCACTTACATTGTCGAACACGTTAGAATTAAAGGGATGAATTCCATTAATTCCTTTTAATTTGTTTACGAGAGCATCAGTCACTTTTTTTCGTTTCGTTCTGCTTACCATTATACTCTCCTAAGTGTAAATTTTGTCTCTAGTTTAGCCGCTGCTAATTCTCGTATGCTCTTTTCTATAAGAGGCCTTGGGTCATACCCTGAAGGATACTGTCCTCCATTTTCAAAAACTCTGTACGGATCTGCTTGATATGTATAGTCCATATGTACATGATTCCCCAAAGCATTTGCATTTACTACGTTTACTGATTGTGCGAATCTACCTGTTACATTTTCTAGTCCAGGTTTTCCCATGTTTCCTTGCACTTGTTTTGTTAAACTTGTATTAACAAAAGATCTTAATACTGAAGCGGCTATTTGCATATTGTCAACACCGCTT